CGTTGACTTGCACATCAGCGTAGTGAATTGCACCCGCTAACTTGATTGCGCACTGGATAAGTGGTGACTTACGCGCTTCTCGGTCGGCCTGTGATTGCTGAGTGAGTGGTGTTGCGTAAACGTAGTAACCTTTGGTCAGTGTGTCGCCAGTGCTGATTTGTCCTAAATCCCCACCATTCCATACCCCCGGAGCGACTAAACCGTTATTCGCTGCCTGCTCCAAAGAGCTTTCAACGTTAGTGATGAGTCGCGTGACACCTGATTCGGTCTGCGGAATCTTCGTTGTAGACGTGTAAAGTAGGTTAAAAAGGTTGGTCTGGATGTAGTCTTGCAGCCAGTCAAGGCCGTGACGCTCATCGAAGAAGTCACCGTTAGCCATTATCCCTTGCTGGATAATTGCCGTGTCGTTGGCGTAGTAGACGTAAACGTTACAGTTTTTGCTATCCAGTGCCGCCGCTTGGCTAGTCGTGAGGGTTTCATAGGTGATGCCTGGCTCTTGCTTAAACTTCAGCGTGATGGCGGTATTGTTACCTGTGAAGTTCACGGTAAATGCACGACCAAACAAAGAGGCAGATGCGTACTTACTCGACGTTGAGTACTGAACGAAAGTGCGAGAGTAGTTAGCGGCTTTTAGTTTTGCAGCAATATCATCAGTCGCAGTTGATACTAAAGCATCAGGTTCAGCAGTCGTTACCCCGAACACTCGGCTAACCGTTGATGCCTCGATTGCTCCTGCCACTGCCAAAATATCTGCATCAGAAATCGCGTCACTATCTGCCAATTCAAGTCCGTACCAGTTGGTGTAACCAAGCGCAGCGTTAACAGCTTGCAGCGCGGTTTCAGCATCTCCAGTTTCACCCGTGGCTAGAGTTTTCGCCCAGCGCCCGACATAAACCTGAGTCGGCTTCGGTGATTGACTAAAGAACGGTGTAGCCGCCAAGTATTCTGGGCTGGATACGCCGAAGTCATTGCCGATGTCATCTAGGGATGAGTACAAGCGCACTCGCTCAGTGATGGGAATGACGGTTGAAGTGCCTAAGATAAGTAACGAGCCGAAGTTACGACCCGTTGCCGCAGACGGTGACATGATGATGTCAACATTCACGACATTAGAGACAGGTAAGCCCTGTGCCATAATTAATCTCCAAAGAGTTTTGTTTCTGCTGATTTGATGGAGCGGATCGCAAAATTGCGCGTCACTTTCCGACGAACAGTGATTGATACGTCATATCGACGCACCCACTGGTTATTGATTAGCTCAGGGAAATTGATAACATCGCCCACGTTATAGAGCGTCATGCCAGCATCCTTGAGGGTTTCGTTGTTTTGCTCGACCGAACTACCATCTCGGAAGATGGAGGCCATAGACATACCGTTAGGGCCGTAGAATGAAGCAAGGCAATCAATCGACTCGTGCCGAAGCAAGTTATCCGACTCTGAATCGACAGTTTCCATAGCAACCGAGAAATCACCGCGCACACCCGTTACACCGAACGCGCACCAATCGGCTGTCACTGGCGGGAGGGCTGCTTGGGTCTGCTGCCAGCGCGGCTTAACCATTTTGGCATCATACCCACTAACTCCACGAAACCAGCGGCTCAGTAATCGGTCTAAGTCCTCGCCATATACCGCATCAGTGCCTTGCTCAGTGAGATAGCCAGCCTGTGTCGAATCAGATGCCATTTGCAGGGCCTCCGTCGAAAGGAAGTAACTCACAGTGAGCCTGAACGAATCCAGATCCGTATTCGGTGTAGAAATCCACGAACGACACACGGTAATCGCGGCCTCGATACGTCACTACGTCGGCATCGGTATCTGTCGCACCTTCGGTCAGGGTGAATTTAGTGATAACCAGTATCGCTCCGCGAACAACTTGCCCAGCCTCAAGCCTTGCGTTCTCGAGTGATTTATCAACCGTCACCACACCCGCAAAGGGTAGCTTTGATGTTGCATTGCTCGTAAACCCATCATCGTCTGTCGTTTGCGCTGAGCGCGTGCAGACTAGAGTGGTGTCCATGAACTCAGGCGAGAGAAGTACTTCGCTAACATCAAGAGTTGGCATCTTTATCCCTCACGACATAGGTGATTGAGTCTCGATACTTACCTGTATCAATCAGAGGTGCGTCTCCTGTCCTTCCTTTGCGCAACCGCTTAGTAATAGTCACAGGAGATAACGGAACGAAACCAGCATCCCTGATGTACATCTTCACAGTATTGGCTGCTAGGAAGCCGGCCTGATTCAAGTCTCGATTAGCCGCACTACTATCACCCATTAGGATGGACTGAACAGCAGACTTGAGCAGAGGGAGCGTTTCAGACTGAGCCTTGCGAACACCCGGCACTAAATGAGGCCGGGCGGGAATGTTCTGAGCAGGTGAACCGTTCTCGTTGATATAGCCAATCGCAGCATTACCAATGTCAGAATCCTCGCGATCGCTTTTTCCCTCGGGGATTCCGACCAGAACGTCCTTCTTACCAACCTCTTTCAGTGCTTGCAGTATCTTCCCGCTTAGGTCTACACGGATAGTTAAACCAGACTTCATAGTTGCCGACCTCCCATTCCGAACATGCCGATAAGTTGCCAGAACTCAGCACCATACCGGGTGTAGTTCCAGAATCCCGCATCAGGGCTAAGGGTCGAACCGTTATCGAACGACACCGATACCTTGTCCACTGACTTAGACGAAACCACACCACTGGTTGAACCTGTCGCCCCGCCTGTCTGTGAAGCCGCCGAATCAGCGGCATACAATGTCAGGTAGTGCGCCACAAACAACTCTGCGAAATACGGGAATAGCTTAACGCCCGTTAACTTTTCAGATAACAGCGTGTCGGCAAGCGTAAGTCGGAAGTTGATTTGTGAATCAGGAAACTTTGTTGTGTCTGCGAACTGCGGGAAGTCTTTTCGGAATTGGTCAGCATCTGGCAACGACTGATTGTTGCTCATGCCTCACCTCTTTAGATGCCGTCCATGTAGGCAAGCGTCTCTTTGTACACTGGCTCTACCGCACCCAGTTTGCCGTAGTAGGTTACCAGTTGGTAAAGTCCACGATACTGGACAGGGATTGAGCGCAGAGGCACCATCGGGAAGCGAACATACTTCTTATCGTTGGTGTATGCCAGAGCACGGTCAGTGCCTTTCGCTCCACGACCCTTCAGCCATTTGACGGGCTTAATGTTCAGCGGGATACCGTTGTTGTGGTACGCAATGGTGTTAGTGCTGAGGTAGGTTAGTAATGACTGATTACCCGCAGACGACACGATGATTGACCCTAACAGTGCGTATTGCTCTGGAGGTAGCAACAGGTCAGTCGGAACCATGGAGTAAGCAGAGTTTTTCCATGCTGTTGTCAGGATGGAATTAACACTATCGCGGATTTCATCAGCAGTAGAAGTTGCCCATGTTTTGGTGGCCGCAGTGGTAGCAATGCCAGACAAGGTCAGTAGCCCCTTAGCATTCAGATTGTCATCGCCGATATAAACTTGCTCATCGGCATCCATGTTCCATTTCAGTTGCATCCCTTCGTACTTCTGCGTATCGATTGGACGCCCAACCTTTGCAGCAGCTTCAAGCTCGATTACTGTCCAACCCAGCTCTTGACCCCATAATTGGAGTGGGAAGCCTTGCTTTTGAATATCAAGGTTTACGCCAGCGATAGCGGTTGAATCTTTGCCGATCCAGTTTTTTCCATTCGGCTTACCACCTGTACCCGACGCAGCAAAGTTAGTATTGGTGAAAGATGAAATATCATCAGCAATAGATACATCTTCACGAAACTGGATGTCTCGAGTATAGGTAAACGCAGCCAATGGAAGGTTCAGAGTTTGGTCTAGGCGCTCAAGTTCGCCCACCAGAAACGCACCAGTTGAATCAACGGTCGCGCGGTCAAATGTTTGCATAGGTAATCAGTCCTTAAATCTTGTAAGCCAGCTCAGTGTTACCGTCAGCATCACCTGCACCAGTAAACACAGCGTTTGGAATTTCGATAACAGTGGTCACGCCTTCTGCTGGCGCGGTAGCAGTCAATGCCCCTGCTGATAGGTCGAAGTAGACCGGTGAATTTTTAGTGATCGCAGTAGCGTCACCGCCGATATTCACCGTGATGTAACCACGCTTCAGTGCGTCGCCTTGCTGATTGCCACCAGAGGTAACGTTGCGAGAAAAGTCAGCAGCCGAGGTGGTTGGGTATGGGCGCACCAAGAAGCCAGCGATTGACGTGGCTGTGTCGGTAGCCGTTAATGGCACAAAGTTATCGCCAGAGTATTTGCCCGGCAGGCCGTAGGCTGCGAATAGGTTGGTTTCGTCCAGAATTACTGGCTCAGTGGTTAAATCGTGCGGGCGTGAAATAGCCCCGGCAATGCCCGCAGGCATCCGGTATAGATATGATGTCATTTAGAGTTACCTTATTTTTTAGACCAGAAGTCGCGAGCAGCTTGGTTAAGTGATGCAGGGGTTACAGAAGATGAATGCGGCGCAGCGTCAGTCGTGCGGCCGCGAGTGTTGCGAGATTTAGCAATCTCAGATACAGCGTTAAAAGCCATGTCTACTGCCTGTTTCGGCAGCGTAGAAATTGCAGAGTCACCGACTACTTGACGCACTAACTGTTTGTCAGCAGCATCCAATACATCGCGCTTGAATGCGGTTGGCTTGGCCTTCTTCGGAATATCGAAGCCCGGCACGATAAGGTCAGCACGGTAGGCGCTATCACCTGTTACTTGGCCTTCTTCCTCATCATCTTCTGAATCAGTGGTTTTATCCTCATCATCAGAGTCGCCGGACTTCTCTTTGTCGCCATCATCAGAGTCACCCGTTTTGTCATCTTCTTCGCTATCGCCAGTTTTTGGCGTAAGTAGCTCAATGAGCTTGTCGAGTTTGGCGTTAATCGATGCCGAGTCATCATCACCAGTCAGTGTTTCCTGCTCAGGTTTCTTAGGTGGTAACGAGTAATTTGGTGGGGTTTCGCTATCGCCACTTGCCATTTCAGCAAGCTCGGCAATATCGTCAGCATCGCCAGTTTTCACGGCCCGAGCTAGTAGGGCTAGAAGTCCGGCTTTCTTTTTGGGTTGCATAGAGTCTCTATCTCCTATCGCGCAACGTGAACCGGCACGGCCTTTATCGACCAATGCCACATGATTGCCTCTGATTGAGACTTGCTTAGCCCTTCCTTGGCTAATCTGCTCATAATGAGCGTCATAGCCGCAGGAGACTTCGCGGAGTCCATCCTCAATGGCTTGGATTGCATCTGCTGACTTCACAACGAGGTCAGCAAGAATTAGGTCGGCACTGATACCTTCACCACGTCGCACGTTCTGAACGTGTCCGAAAGAAAGGTCTCGCCAGTTGTTGGGGTTTATGAATAGGATTGAACCGTCGATGTCGTGGGGATGGTCAATCGTGATGCTCATGCCCTCAAACGAGGCCAGCGTCTCATCGCTGAAAACTTCATCTTCGTGGCGCTCTACTACAATCAATCCACCTGGGGATGGTTCAATATCGGGTAAGTCATCAGCCGTGTAGGTTTGCTCACCTGTACGGGCGATAGGAACGTCTCGGCAGAGCATGCCCCCATCGCTCATTTGGAAACGCGAGTTACCTAGCTGAGTATTAAAAAAGTATTTCATTTCTCACCTGTGAATTTCAGGCATAAAAAAGGCCGACTAAGCGACCTGTTCGGGTTGTTTGAACACCACTTCAGGATAGCATCGACAGTTCGGAACGCATCCAGCATGGCCGGTTAATCCATCCAGTGTCGGCGGGTTATACCAACTGACAAATTTGCCTTCCATTTCTTTATGCGAATGCCTAACGTCACTATCATGCGCGGTACGCCAGATGTAGCCGACTGAGCCAGCCGATAGTGCACGCGCCTGAGTTAGCGCACCACTTGCACGACCCAACTCTGTCCGAGCGATTAGCTTAGCTCTCGACTCAGCGACGTCACCGGAGCGCATAATCTCTTTCTGTAATTCCGAAGCCCGTTCACCATTCACTACAGCCTGAATCGCTCTATTCTGAATATCGTAAACCCTGTCAGCAGCTTCAAGAGGTAGCGATTTGATGTATTTCACCTGGTCATGGACTATAGATCGCATCACATCACCAATCGGCGCGTTATCGACAATATCTTTTAGCCCGACGTGAATGTCTCGACTCATCTGTCGCCACTGCCGGTCATTCTCTCGAAGTATTCCGGCAGCAAAGGACTCAGCGACACGATTAGCCCAGCCATCAATCACATTACTGTAGGCTTCGAGGTTCGCCATGATTTCGGTAACGCTATCGTTTGAACCATCGTAGGAACCGCTTACTATGTCGCCCACTGCTTGCGCTATCCTGCGTAGGCTTGTTCTGTACCGGGTTTCCGCTTGAGTGCTCCGGGGCTGTTTCCTCGACTTGTCCAAGGTTTGGCGGAGGCTCATCCTCTGCATTGCTAATATCCTCATCAGTGATTGAAGCGCCTACACCTGTTATGTCAGAGAGTTCCCGTAAATCTGTAGCTCCTGCTTTGACTGTCATCAGGCCGGAGTCTACAGCCGTGCTTAGTGCGTTAACTGTATTCAATGCCACGGTGGAGCGGTCAAGGTCAGACATTTGCCACAGAGGATTAAACTCAAAGGTGAAGTCATCCTCTATCGGCTTACCTAACTCGGATCGGCTGATAATGTCGATGATACGGCGTAGAGGATTTCTCAGACGGCGCTCTTGCTGACTCCCAATACCGTCGTAGTAGTTGGCTAGGTCAGCGTCACCCGTCGAGAATCCTTGGGGGGATTGACCAAATAATCGAACCAGAGGGATTTGCACCGCGCCTGCTATTTGTTCTGCGAACTGAGACAGGACATCATTTAACCCGCCGAAGGAATACTGGTGCGCTTCAAACTCATCTAAAGCATCGATTACTGTTAGGCCTTCATTGGACTGAAAATGACGAATGTTATCCATTTGTTTTAGGAAGCCATCGAGAGCTGGCCCACCTAGCGCTTGAAGTTCTCGATACCCCTTAACTCTAATCGTTCTAAGGTGCGCCTTGTAGATGAGCTGCGCAGCACCCATTGTCGAGCTATCGAAGGCAGTTAAGCGATCCCAAATCCTTTCAACAACGCTCATTCCCCACTCATTCTCAGTTATCTTCTGCTGATAGGGTAGCGTTACGCCATCGAAGCGAATTAACCTTGAATGGTGAATTCTCCAGCCTTGCAACCCAGTGCCAGTGGTCACCAAGTCGTAATATTTCGGCATGGTGTAGTGTGGTCCGAGTTCAGTAATGCGCTCTGTGAGATTCGGGTTAAGCTGCCAGCGGTCAAGCGGCAGAACTCCCTTGAACGAGCCCTTACCAATGGTCTCTAGCCGAAGAGGTGTCGATGGGTCTTGACCTTCAATCATAATGTAACCAACAGCACCGCCATAGAGGCGAGACCATTTGATGACGTCGTTAATTTTATCCCATAGCTCCAACGCATCGAACTGGCTCTCAATCACTCCACGCGCTTTTGGGTCTAGCTCGGATGTGATTCTAATCCCCTTGCGGGTCATGTCATCGGCGACGCTGTCTACAGCAGCGCCAATAATCCAAGACGAACGGTAGCACCATTCAATCTCAACTCTGTTGCGGGAAGTGAAGTTGGGTAGATAGCTACTGGCTGCATGTTGGTTATTAGCCTGCATACCAACTCTTGCAGGCTTATTGTTATAGCTGTCCGTCGTTGATTTTCCGCGACGGTTTTTGTTTTTTCGTGACATATTCCCTCGCGGAATTAATTATCGCTTTCTGCCTAATGCGATCCATGTGCCTATTCCGCCTTCTGACGTAATGTAACCGTCAAGGCCGTAGCGTATGGCATCCCAGCAGTGGTTGTGGGCGTCAACAATGATAGGTAGCACTTCGCCCGTGATGCGGTCGGTTTTGTAGGAGTAAAGTCTTGCTTCTTCTGCGGTATGCTTGCAGCGAGGATGGATGATTATCTTCTCGAATCCGCGCAGGTAGGTGATACCGTCCTCAACGCAGCCTTGCCACTTAGCTGCTCCATCGATAGTGAATCCCTGCCTGCCGAGATAGCTGATTGTCTCAGGCCGAGCAGCATCCCCCTTAATGGGCCAGCGCCTTACTTCGGGTATTGAGTCGTAGAACTCAGCCATTTCATCTAGCTCTACGCCGACACCGTAAGCCTCGTATTCGATGTAAAGCCGGCTGTTGAGCATGAACATGCGAATGAGAGTGTTAGGGTCTTGTGCGAAGCCGAAGTCAGCACCAAAGAATAACCGGTCAGCTTGTTTCCAGAGTTCATCATCAAACTCTTCGATAGCGTACTTGCCAGCAAGAACCTGTTTCTCGGAATTTTCGAGATAAGCACCTTCCCACACCCAAGCATATGTCGCAGGGTCTAGGTTCTTCTGGTCTTTAGTGCGGACAATCTCAAGCACCTCAGGGAACCACGGGTTATCCGTGTAGTTCATCTCAACAGTGATGATTGAATCGT